TGCTGATACCCATCGGCAGGAATCTGATGGAAACGCTTGTAAACGGCTTGTTTTCTGCCATTCCGGAGCTTCTGAACTTTATCGGCAAAATACAGCAGACATGGACAAAGATTCTGATGAAGCTGATTCCCATGACTGCCGAAATCGGTGTTCAGCTTCTGGAAACGCTGATTTCCGCACTGATTCAGAATCTGCCGGAACTGGCAGAAGCCGCCGCACAACTAATAATGACAATTGCTGATTCCTTCCTGCAATACGCCGGAATGCTTGCAGAAACAGCAGTAAAGCTGATTTCTTTCTTCGTGCAGGGACTGGCGGAAATTTCCGGTGAAATTCTGAATGCCGGCACAGAAATCATAGAAGTTCTGATAAAGGACATTCTTTCAGAACTTCCGAAGTTTCTGAATATCGGCTTGCAGATTGTTTTCACGCTTGCGGAATCTCTGATACAGAATGCTACTTTGCTTACAGAAATAGCCGTCAGCCTGCTTTCCGGACTGATTCAGATGATTTCTCAAAATGTCGGTTCTTTTGCAGAAATTGCTGTTCAGATAGTTTCAGTTCTAGCGGAAGCAATCATTCAGAATCTACCGTCACTTCTGGAATCAGCGGTAAAAATTATCATGACTTTGACCGAAGGAATTCTTTCACAGATTCCGAATCTTCTGAATGTCGGTTTGCAGATTGTTTTCAGACTTGCAGAATCTCTGATGCAGAATGCTGGCTTGCTTGCAGATGCAGCCGTCAGCCTGCTTTCCGGACTGATTCAGATAATTTCTGAAAATATCGGTTCTTTTGCAGAAATTGCCGTTCAGATAGTTTCAGTCCTAACGGAAGCAATCATTCAGAATCTGCCGTTACTGCTGGAAACTGGCTTGCAGATTGTTTTCAAGCTTGCAGAATCTCTGATGCAGAATGCTGGCTTGCTTGCAGATGCAGCCGTCAGCCTGCTTTCCGGACTGATTCAGATAATTTCTGAAAATATCGGTTCTTTTGCAGAAATTGCCGTTCAGATAGTTTCAGTTCTAGCGGAAGCAATCATTCAGAATCTGCCGTTACTGCTGGAAACTGGCTTGCAGATTGTCTTCAAGCTTGCAGAATCTCTGATGCAGAACACTGCACTGCTCGCTGATGCGGCTATTAGTCTGCTGTTTGCACTGATTCAGATGATTTCACAAAATGCTGGTATGCTTGCCGGAACTGCTGCGGAAATCATCACTGTTCTGATAAATTCGATTACTGAAAATCTGCCGTCACTTCTGACATCAGCTCTTGAAATCGTTCTGATGCTGATTTCAGGAATTATCGAAAATCTTCCTGTACTGTTGGAAGCGGCAGCCGAAATTATAAATGCTCTGGTTGCTTCCCTGATTGAAAATGCGGTGCTGCTTGCTGATGCAGCTGTCAGTCTGATTTTCACACTTGCAGAAATGATTCTGGAAAGTCTTCCGGAACTCATCACAGCAGCAATCGAAATTATATTCATGCTGGCGGATATGCTGATTCAAAATGCGGCTCTGCTGACAGATGCGGCAGTAAATCTGATTCTGATGCTTGTCAATATTATTCTTGACAATCTGGATATAGTCCTTGATGCGTCGCTGAAAATCATTCTTGCTGTCGCTGACGGTCTGATTTCCAATCTTCCGAAGCTTCTGGAATCGGCAGTCAGAATTGTGGTTTCCATCATTTCCGGGATTCTGGAGGCTCTGCCGAAACTGCAAAGCGCAGCACTTCAGATAATCGGAACGCTGGTGCAGTTCATCTCTCAGAATTATGACAGGATTATCAGGGCAGGCATTGAACTGCTTCTTTCTCTGATTGGCGGCATTATCCGGACGATTCCGGACTTGGTTTCGGCAGTTCCGAAGATTATCAGCACTATCTGGGATATGATTATGTCAACAGACTGGGGTGACCTCGGCATCAATATTCTGAAAGGACTTGCAGACGGACTGATTGCAGGACTTTCTGTGGTGTGGGATACAATCCAAAGCGTCGGCGACGCTATCACTGACGGATTCAAGAGCTTTTTCGGAATTCATTCGCCGTCAAGACTGTTCCGTGATGAAATCGGAAAGATGCTTCTGCCGGGCATTTCCGTCGGAGTGGACGCTTCTATTTCCGGAACAACAGAGGAAATCAATCAGGCTCTTGATGAACTGATAAGCAGCATCAATTTTGATGATTTGCAGATGAAACTGAACACTGCCGTACAGATACAAGGCTACTCTGCAATTGCACCGCCGGAAACGCAGAAAGCTTTCCGTGACACATTCCGTGAACCGGAAAGAACGGTTTCTTCCGAAGTTCCAGAAGCAGCGGAACAGGATGAGAAAATTGTTATCAATGCCGTGTTCATGCTGGACGGCGAAGTGCTGGCAGAAGGCATGGCAGAGCTTGTAGACAGAGAACAGGGCGTGACAATTGCACTGTCGAGAAGGGGGATAAACAGATGATTTCGGGAATTTTGATTGAAAATCAGCATTCTTATTACCGCTACGGACTCTCCCTTCTGGACAGAGACATCGGAGAACCGCCGAAAGATGACCATACAGACAGAGTGCCGTACAGCAATATTACACATGATTTTGATGAAATCACGGGAAAATCCAGCTACGGAGAACGGGTTCTGACTTACCGGTTTGAATTTCTCTGCCTGTCACCGCAGAAAGCTCAGAATCAGATTCTGTATATAAAAAAATGGCTGCACTGGACAGGCAGAAAAAATCTTTATGACACCGCTTTGCCCGATTATTACTTTGAGGTCAGAGAGCCGGTTCTGGAAATCCGGCAGAGTCATCACGGCGTATACAGCATCAAAGCGGTATTTAAGGCAAGTCCTGCGATGCAGCCTGTCACCAGAAAAGCATATGCTGTTTCAGAATGCCGTTTTCCGGACATTGACGGAAGCGGTACTGTCAGCACCAATGATGCTGCGCTGGTTCTGGCAGCAGCAGCCAGTATCGGCGCAGGAGAAGAATCCGGACTGACCGAAGAACAGGAATATCTTGCTGATGCCGACATGGACGGCACTATCACAGCGACAGATGCTGCATTGATTCAGAAATTCGCTGCTCTGGCAGGTGCAGGAAAATATGAAAATTCTCCGGAAGGCTGGGCAGAATTTCTGAATCTGAAACTTGGGCGGAAGGAGGAAATCTACTGATGATACACCGCATTGAAATTGAAAATAACGGAGAAGCAGAAATTCTTCATGAAACAGACTGCAATAGTGAAAGAAGAGTATCTGCCTGCAAGTTTACTGATGACCTGTCAGCTGTCCCGTCTGCCGAAATCACGGTGACACCGCAGAATCCTGCTTTTGATAAATTGCATGAACTGACAACACTTATCAGAATCATTGATACCAGACAAAATAAAACTGTATTTGACGGAAGAATTCTGCAAATTTCCGACTGCTGCATGAACAGTTCCGGTATGATTTCCAAGAAGATTATCTGTGAAGGCATAATGGGCTGTCTGTGCGATACAGTTCAGCTTTATCATCATTATGAAAATACTGAAGTAACTGGTTTTCTGGCATCACTGCTGGATTATCACAACAGTATGATGCAGGATTACAGTCCGGAGCGGTGCATTTTTTTAGGTGCTGTCGATGTTCACGGAACAAACAGCAAAACGACTGCACAGCGTTCTACAATGGACGAAATCAAAGAAAATCTGATTTCCCGTCTGGGCGGCGTGCTGCGTGTCAGCCGAAATGAACAGAATCAGCCTGTGCTGAATTACTGGACAGAAGAAAGCTACGGTCAAATCTGCAATACAAAAGTAGAACTCGCACGGAATATGAAAAGTATTTCTTCCGGAACAGATGCCACCGGTGTGATTACAAGGCTGTATCCGTTCGGCTGTCAGCTCAATGCTGAAACCGGAGAACGTCTGACAATTTCCGGTGTCAATGACGGTCTGCCCTATATTGATGATGCAGATGCCATCACAAAATACGGCATCAAATGCGGTTCTTATGTCTGGGACGATGTGACTCTTCCTGAAAATCTTCTTTCCAGAGGAATAGAGTATTTGCAGCAGGTCACAAATATCCGAAAATTCTACAAGGCTTCTGTTCTGGATTTGTCTTTGCTTGGAAAGGATGCGGACAGCTTTGAGGTCGGAAACACATACAGATTTGTGAATTCTCTTCTGAATCTGGACGAATATCTGAAAATCATCAAAATTACAACAGATAT